AATGACCTAATGTGTTGTGAATTGCTGCTGGAATTAATTGTTCGGGTAAATCTACTCTACTAGCTATACTAGCTTTAGGCTCTGGCTTTGCGTAATAATATACTTTTAACGTATTTCCAGAGTCGGGATTCTTTGTTAAATATAACTTATGTGTGTCTTCTTGCCAAAATCCACCGCTAGAATATGCAGTTGTTTCGCTAGAAGAATCTACTGCCACAGAAAAACTGTTGGCGTCTACTTTAGTAATCGCAAGTCTTTTACTATTTAAGTGAGATACCTTACTTGCTGTTGTATAGTGACCTTTTATTTCGCTAAAAATAACATAATCACCTGTTTCTAATCCGTGAGATGCTGAAGTTACCACGCTTGGAGATGCCCCTGTAACTCCCGTTATGGAACCTGTTGAAGTATCTGTTTTTATATAATAACCTATTTTAGAAACATCGTCATCTTCAACATTAGATATAATTGCAGATTCATCTACAAAAGGAACATCGGCTTGGTCCAACTCAACCTTGTAAATTTGACCTGAATAATTGTTTTTAGTAAAAACATACTCTTTTCCACTAGAACTAAACGATTGAAAGTCTTTTTTACGAACTGCTCTCATAGCAATATCGTTTACAGCCTGGTCAAAATAAATTTCCATTAAATTATGAGACACAGGAATCTCAATTCCACCTGCAACTACCCCTGCATCAATTAATTCGTATGCTTCTTGATACCTCATTAATATTTCTTTTTTCGTTTTTTACGGACTCGTGATTTTTTCTTTCCTAACGTAGTTGTCATTCTTGACGAACCATCGCTAAATGTTGTTGCCCCCGTTCCGTATGTTGTTTCTTTCATGTTTTTTCCTATCTTGAGGGCGGTTGCCCGCCCCCAAGCGATTATTAGGTTTTAGACTACCTTTAAGATGATAGCTTTAAAATAGCGTGTGTTTGCTCATTACGAAGTTCAACACCTGCTTCCATTAGCCATTCATCAGTTTGACCATCACGACCATCCTTAACGATGTCTTTACGAAGTTGCATATCGCGACCAGCCAACGGGCGAACTGAAAAATTCGCAGGGTCAACCGCTATTGCATAATCTTCATATGCACCTTTTAAAAATGGATGAGGAACAAACTCAAGCTCTCCAACAGGTCCCATATAGGAACGAACTCTTAGACCGCTTTTTGTTTTTTCACCTGTATCGTAAAAACCAGTATCAGCACCTCTTGTCATAGCTGCTAGCTTTACCATCCATTTGTTTGATGCAAACACCATTTTCTTCATACTTCCAGACACCATGTCAGAAAAAATGTACTCAACAACTCCATCCATACCGTCTAAGTCACCAGATGAATAACTTAATTGCAAGTTAGAATTATCGTATCCATTCAAAGAAACAATGGAGCCATTAGAACTTCCAAGACCTAAACCTTGAAATTTTCTTTGAGGATTTTCTGAGCTAGCATCTAAGGAAATAGCGCCATTTGTTAAAATAGCCCATTCTATATCTCCTTTAATTTTTGCTAGCTTTCTAGCTTGCAAACGAGACATTTCTGAACCACCGTAATGTTTAGACGCTTTTGCTGTTCCAGTAATAGTATAAGGCTCGCGAAAAATTTGCGTACAGTTTTTTAACCTACGAACTTTTTTACGAGTTTCTACACCAACAGCAGCACCTTCAGCATATCCATTCATACCACCACTTTGCATAAAGTAATCAGCATCAGCTAAATTACCAACATCTCCCGATGCTGCGTGGGCGCCAATATTTATATTATAACCATAAAAACTAGTTGCTGTACCAGCGTCATAATATTGACCAGCGTTATTTACGTATGTTAGAGTGACTGTTCTTCCTGAACCAACTTGAAATAAATCAGCTCCATCAGCTAGTTGTTCAACATACCAAACACTATCACTTCCTACTGTTCCAGTATGCAAGCCTACAAATTGAGCGCTTTTATCTGTCGGAGATGTAAGGTTTACATCTTTACCTATTGCAACGCACAAAACATGGGTAATGGCAGCATCGCCAAAAGCACCAGCAGATTGAGCTGCGGAATAAACACCGCCAACTTCAAGAGCTTCTACTTGGGCTTGCTTTTGAAGATTTACAACAGTATTCCCGCCATTTACACCATTAGTTGCTTCATATAAAGTATCTGAAACATTAGCAGTTGCACTATCAGCTCCTTCTGTTACAATATCGAACTTGATAGATTTTTTAATCATGTACTCATCTTCCATCCACTCAAATATAGGGACTGGAGTCACGCTTGACTTCATTCCAAAAAATGAGAAAATGGGAGTAACATTTGGATTGTAGTAGTGGATTTTTTCTCCCAGTTCAAGAACTTGTCTTTGAGACGCATCTGAAAACTGAAGAGCTGTACCCGTACCATAACTTGTAGACATCTTGCTACCTCCTATTTATGTTACGATAATGTTACAGTCCACTTAAAAAAAAGAGACTATAACACTATGTATTAGTATTATTAAATTCCATAATCCCTTTCCAAAAATCGTCTACAGCTTTTTCTTCTGGCTCAATAGCTTGAGGCGCATTCCCGCTAACAGAGGCTGCGCTATTCGGTTTATTCTTTACCTTAGGAGTTTGCTCATTTGATTTTGGTTGAGGACTATTCCCTTTGTTCGATAAAGTTTTCCAGATTTGCACCAAGTTCTCCTGAGATACATTATTTGGGTCAGCCATAAATTGCCTGTATTCGACAACATCTGTATCGCTTAACCCCATTTTCCGTAACTGTGCGGTTTCAGCGTCAAATGCCTGAGACTCTGAGAGTTCAGACTTTAACTTTTCCACCTCCATCATGGCTTGAGCAGCGCCTTGACGTATTAGCCATTGGTCTTGTTCTGCTCTCCATTTAGCGGAGCTAGAGTTATCAATGCTTTCATCGAGAATATCATAATCTTCAGGCTTAACTGGCGGTGCATTCATATCCTTTTGTTTTTCCTGTACGGAATCTGTGAGTTTTTTCACAACATCAGGATTACTGGCAAGAAAGTCGTCTAATTGAGCTAGCTTATTAAACTTGTCTTTTTGACTACTCCATTCATTCCTTTCTTTGTCTGTTTTTGACTGGAGTTGTTTATAAGCTTCTGCTAATTTCTGTTTACCTTCCTCATCATTCTTGAATTTGTTCTCGATTAACCATTGCTCAATCTCGGATTCATTTTGCTCTGGTTCTACTTTATCAACTTTCTCATCAGATTGAGTCTCTTGAACTTCTGCGGGCTGTTCGACAGTTTCTTGTGTTTCCACTGGCTGTTCTTGTTCAGCTTCAGGTGAAGAGCCTGTATTGAACTCATCGAGTTCAGCAAGAAGGTTATCTTCGCTCATTGTCTCATTCTGGCTTTTCTGGTCTTCATTTGTCATTACGATGCTCCTTTAAAGTTATCCGCTATGCTTGCGGAGCTTTGGATTCTGAGTTAATCGCTTGTTTTACGACAGACAATTCTTCACCGACCATGCGAGTCTTGTCTCTTTGTCGTGCTTGTTCCAACTTTGCATTAGACTTAATGTTGCTTACCGCTTCAGAAACTGGTTTGGTAGCCTCACTTATTTCAGCCCTCATGTTGGCATGGAACACTTCCCTCTCACGAGTTTGCAAGTCGCCTTGCATTTTCTTGAGTTCTTCCTGCGCTTGCTGTAACTGCGCTTGTAAATTTGCTATCTCTCCCATACGTTGCATTAATGACGCTTTATCTATATCACCTTTCATATTCATAATAACTTGCGTTTTATCATAAATACCTGCATTCAGAAGAGTTAAATCTTTTTGTAATTCTGCCATTGGAGATTTAGAACGAGTAGAACCCACTACTACTCGAACATCAAATTGTGATGTTGTCATATCATACAGTTTTTTAACTGCATTTGTTTTATCGTCAATAACAGGAATATTTAATGTTAATTCACTTTCATCTCCAACTGGACTTACAATTCGCAATGTGCGTTGTTGGTCATATACGCTTGGCATCCATTGTGTTACAACTTTAGCTGTTTTAGTCAGCATGTCGTAAATAGGTAAAATTTTCCAATTTTGCTTTCTAGAAGAAGACTCATCCATAATTTGCGCTTCTCCTACAGTACCAGGAGCGCCTTGAGCGTTTCCTTGTAGAAATTTGTATGCACCAAATACAGTTTCAATATCTACTTCATATCTTGATTTTTCAGTATATAACTGAGAAGACACAGCAGGGGGCGCAAATTCTTTTATTTTTCCTGTTGCTAATGCGCCAGGATTTGCTCGAATAATTGCATTTGGTATATGCCATTTTTGTATTTCACTAGCATCAATAGCGCCGTCTTCGTAAAGAAGTTTAAAATTTGTAGTAGCATTGGTATGCGAAATAATTAGCGCTTCAGTCCTGTTGAGCATGCGTTGAGGGGTTTTGGCGTGCCTTACATCGCCACTTGGAAACGGATTGCCCGCATGCTCATTACAGGCTACTGCGATAGGATACTCAGAGATTGGAAGTATCTCATCGTAAAGAACTATGTCACCAACAACAAACACTTCTCTAATTCTTGTTTGATACGCTAACTGTTCTGTTATAATGCCTTCTTGCAAAAAGTCTTCGTACTTATCGTCTTTTATTAATTCTTTATATTCTTCTTGGTTGTATAATTGATTTTTCCCTGTATTTGTATCTAGAATTAACGCATGAGGAATATTTACTTTTTTAAAATAACAATACTTCCTCACTCTAGATTGATGGTCTAAGTCATTGCTTCCTCTAGTTTCAATATTGTCTCGTGAATATTTTCCAGATTCTTGTTCATTTCTTTGATGATTTTCTTCCGCATCATCAATTTGCTTTGCATATTGAGGAAACAATACTTTTAAATGTTCTTTGGTATGAAGGTCGGAGTAGATAATTGAGCTAGCATCGCTAAAGTCAGGCATCGAACTATTTGGGTCTACAAAAATAGACTCAGGTGGCATACGTTTTACTTTAATAGTTCCTAAACCACCATCTCCCTGCCAATCAGGATAGATGTACATATATGCCAATCCTTTAACAATAAAATCTTTACATGCTTGACGAAAATGGACATCCGCATCAGAATCGTACCATATTTTATCAAGTAATTGGTCAAAGACGAACGCTGCATCATTATCGGTTTTGCCCACAGAGTGAACATCCCATTCAGGAGCAGATGCAGCGATATTCGCCAAAACCTGCTCGACGGCGGGACGTATTTTATTGTTAGCTTCGGGGGGTTGACCCACACTGAGCAAGTAATTCTTTTGACTCTTGGTAAGCTGTGACCCTAAATAAAATTCATGGTCTTCTGCCATTTGGTATCGGTATTCATCAGAAGAGCTTTCAAAAAGCAAATAATCTGCCCTAACTTCTTCTGCCGAAATTTTTTTAGTTTCAAGCTGACGTAAGTTTAACATATGTTGTAGGTAAATGTTACAAAAATGTTACAGTAAATTCAAAATTTTTTGTTTAACAAAAGTAAAGTTGAAATTGGGACCAAGATTAATTCCGAAGTATTGTCGTCTCCGCCATTTATTTTTGGCGCTAGCTCGTTAATATACAGGTATTTTACGGCTTTGCGTAAGTTGTCAACGCGAAACATTAACATAAACTTCACATCTTCATCTACTGTAAAAACTTGAATCCACCATTTTGCTTCTGTAATAGAAAGTCCTGAAGGTTTTCCCCTAGAACGAATTTCAATAGCAATATTTCCTGTATCCGCCCAAATATCGCGTTCGGTTTTTACTTCAATACTTCCTTCGCCTTCAAAAAGCTCTTTTATTTTTTCTTCGTATATTTTACCGAAGTTTAAATCTATGTCAAAGTTTCCCACTACGCTTCAACAAAATCCGCAGCGCTAAACATTTGACCTGTTTCCCAATCTACTTCTGTAATCGGTGGCGGTGGCAACCACTCTCCTTTTTCGTTTTGTTCTACGTCAGGCGCCCATATATCATCTATTGCCCAACGAAGTGCATCGAGAGTATCTTTTTTAAATGTACCGTGTTCTTTAAAATTTAAAAGCTCTGTTTCTAGTTCCTCATGGGATTCTTTTAAAAATACAGAATGCGACGCAAAATGAGGTTGCATTTGTTTAATTCGGTAATATTTTGCTTTAATCGCTTTTCTGGTGTTGATATTATAAAATCTTCCTGTTTCTTTTGAGTGTCTGCGTACATAGTCAGCTAGCATTACATGTCCAGTTTCTTCAATCTTAATATCTCTTGGGTAATACATGTCCGCTAGCTCAAATAGTTTATCAGCTCCATCCATCGGTGCTACTTGACCTCGAAAGTAATCAAGAACGTAAATATTATACTCTTTATCTACTGCTATTACCATAATTACCGTATAATCTGCTTTTACGTTTTCACTTGACGCTGGGTCAACGCCTATAAACATATTTACAGGCAATTTTACTCTTCTGCCTTCATCGGTACGCATAATAAAACTTTGTTCGTCCTCATACATATACCTGCCTTCCCAATATCGCATGTCTTTTTGTTTAAATATGCGAAAACTGTCATCAACAGGTATATTTTGGTACTCTTGATAAAAATATGCAATGTCACCTTCTGATTTTAAGCGTTCTTTTTCTGCCATTAACCACGAATAAGGACGCCTATCATCCCACAAAACCTTTACATTGCCTTTTTTATCTGTAAATTCATTTCCAGAAGTGCCAAATTTTCCTTTTGGCAAATCTTGAGGCACGGCTTGAAAAAATAAAGACCTCCAACCCTTGACTTTATAATTTCCTTCTTTGTCATACGCTAGCGGTCCCGCAATTCTATTTAAATAGGCGTCTGTATCTACGATTGTACCGATAAATACAAGTTTTGCGTCTCCAGAACCAGGAATAACCGCTGCGTTAAGCCATCTTCTAAATTTATCCCTTGCTGTAGGGGTAGTGCTGTTTGATTCGCCTTCTCCATCATCAATTATTGTTAAAGTTGGACGATATGCTCCATATTTTAATCCACGAACTTTCTGTCCAGTACCACGAATAAGACATTTGCACATAACATTGGGTTTTCCGTACTCATCAAACCCACCAATAACTTCTTTTTCCTCTTTCCCCCATACAGCGCCCTTTCTATCGCCAAAAAAATATTTAATTTTAGGATTAAACTCAATTTCGTTGCCGATTGCCTCTAAATTATACTTAGACTGCATTTCAGATTCGGAAATAAGCAGTAAAAAACGCTCTTCACCAAATAATATGCGATGAAGTGGGTATATCAGGTTAATAAATGTCGATTTTGCGTGGTCTCTTGGCGCCACTACGGCTAGTTTATTGCCTGGTTCCATATCTATTAAGGTTTTGGCTATTTCGCGGTGAAAATCGGGCGATTTAGAGCGACAATGGTAGTGCATAGAATTATCAGGGTCGCCAAAAAGAATTTCAGCAAACGTAAAAATGTCTAAATACATAGCCTCTAGCATTTTTTGCTTGTTATCAGCTTTCACCAAAACTCCCTGTAAGTTTTTCTATATTTTCTAATTGTTCTTTGTAAGCATCTACCTCATCTATCAACTCAAGAATAAATTTAGCGACTACACCATCTACAAAATAAGGTTTATCATCAATGTGAACTACCCCAGGTTGTGAAACGTCAATTTCGTCACTTTTTGACTGTGGATGATGTGTGTAATTCTTCGTTTCTACTGTTTTGCGCGCCATACGTTGTTTCTGCAATGGTTTTTCGTACAGATGATAATTTTTTAATGTCGCCATCAGATAATGCGAATACACCTTCAATTTGTTCTTCTTTTTTCTCTTTAGTTAGATGACCAAGCATATCACTAACCCTATTAAGAGCATTTAATTTTGTTGCAGCGGGAATCTCCGCATTTTCTATCATATCTCTGTATTTACTAGCAACATAGTCGTCATCCAACCCCATTGCGCTTAATTTATCTCTCATATTCAAAGCTATATACTCCCTAATATGCTTTCTTTTGAGGATTCCCATTCCGCGCCGTAAAGCTTGTTCTGGGTTATTGTCTTTGTAAATAGTTTGGTAAGCAAGAATAATAGATTCAGCGTCCCACATACCAAGCTTATCTGTTTTGCCATGCAAAAATAAGGCATCTACAAATGTTCTTTGCTTTGCGGTTGGGCGTACATTTTTAACTAAATCTTTGCCAAAATAATATTTATCGCGGTAGTAATCAGGTTGTTCTTGAGCATAGACATGTTTTTTGTGGACACCGCACTCGCCATATCCAGTACGAATAAAAATATACGGTTTTTTAATGTTGGCATGATTTTCTGTGCGCCTGCCAGTAACTTGGATAATTTTTTTATCCTTAGTTTGTATCCATTCTCCAACTTTAGACTGGCGCCAATCTTTTGTAACCTCAATTCCAAGTTTCTTAGCCTCTTTGGGTGTGTAAACGTCAAATTTTTTACCTCTGCATTCAACTCGCATTACTTTTTAAGTTTTCTAGCGCGTAACCTTTTTGGTTTTTTTGCAGTTTTTGCAGATTCTATGAAATCTTTTTCTGAAGGCGCACCCTTAGAACCTACTTTTCTCATTTTTTCACCACTGCCAGCTTTTATTCTTTTTCGCTTAGCATGGATATTTGCGTATAATCCTGGTTTAGCCATTACTTTTTCTTTTTTTTCCCATAGGATTTATAAGCAGGTCCTTTTTTTGGCGGTCTACCAACCTTTTTTCCATATGTTCCTTTACCTTTAGGCATATACAATCTCCTTATGATTTTTTATTCTTGTTTGCAAAATTTCGCGCAGCCTCAACAGAACCAAATCCCCATTTTTTTAAAGCCAAAGCTTTTCTAGTAGGTCTTCCTTTTGAATCTTTCATAGGTCCTTTCATTCCAGAAAATCTTGCAGCGAACGATACTCGCCTTGGACTTGTTCCTTTTGGAACAGGCGCTTTTAACGTTCCGCCAGTTTCGGCTTTGTAACTTGCACGCCCTTTAGCGTTTAAGCCACCTTTAGGGTTCTTGCCTTCTTTGCGTTTCCACGCTGCTGTTTTTAGTCTTCTCATAATTAAAATGGTACGTTGTTTTTATCTTCTACTTTAAATGAAATGTATTCAACTCCTGATTGACCCACTTTCTTCCAGCCTGCAACCTTAACCTCTCTACCACCTATTTTTCCCTGCCCCGTAAAATCGGGCTGGCTTTCTTTATCTTTGTTAGCATTGTTAAATATTGAAAATGTATCATCCTTTTGTTCGTATGGCATTCAAAACTCCTGAATTTGTTAAAAAATAATTTTATACCCCGCTAAAAATATAACGATTATGTTACAGTAAACAAAAACAAAAAGGTTGAGTTCGCAACCTAAGGTTTACCTAACCTAAGGTTTATTTTACCTAAGGTTTTTTTAGTTTTTTTTACCTAAGGTTACTTATATAATATATTCTTATTCTATTTCTATTTCAAAGAAAGGCTATCAATGGCTAATAGCCAACGCATAGCCTATGGCTATGGCGTCGCTATAGCCTGGCTATAGGGGGGCTATACAATATATAAGTTTAATAATAAAAGGATTTACCGTGATTTGAACAGGTGTTCATTTGGTGTTCATTAAGTGTGCATACTTAAAAACTGTGCAAAAAATGGATGGACTGTGCTTTACGTAAAGACACCCCCCTTCACATGCGTTTCGCGTTGGAGATTTTCGTTGAGTTCGCGTTTCGCGTTCCTTATCTCTCTACGCGTCCACAGTCCTTATCTTGGTTTGCCTTGCTTTGTGCTAGCTTAGCGCTATATACCGTCGGTTATAGATGTTTTGCTAGGTTTTGTCTAGTTTTCATGGTTAAATTTGGGTATCGCCGACGGCACTAAGTCGAAGGCTTTAACGAATCATGTTAGCGCATGATATAATACGCGAAGGACACCCTTCGCGAAGGAGAACAACCAAATGATACATCCATACACACCTAACAACGAAGTTGTTAACCGTAACGACGTAAACACCCAAGCAGGAACAGTACGCGTAGATATTCCTACACACGAAGAAGAGCAAGCTCTTCTCGCGTATGAGGAACACTTTCGCCAACCAGAGCTAGCTAGCTTCGTCCAGAACGCACGAGACCGTGCGATAAATGGCGCGGTCTATGACTTCGAAGCTGAACTAGAACGTCGCGAAGAGTCCGACATGCCGAACCCGCTAGACTACGCGATGAATAGCGCGCTGTCTAACGGCTTTACCATCGACGAAAGTTCCGACGGTAACACGCGTTGGAGTCATCTCAACGCGTAGACTGTAACCGACGAGATACACAACGAAAACCAACCCTAGACAGGGGTCTATCCCTTTGGGATAGCTAGGTTCGATTCCTAGCTAGGGTTCTATAGCTACGCTATAGCCTCGCTATAGCCTCGCCATAAGTCAAGGGAAAAATACCCTCAAGGGAGTAGGTAGGGAGTAGTCTTATGACTACACCCTAAACACCCAAAAATGCTAGCATGTCCTATAATGACGGCATAGAACACCCTAGCAAGAATAATAACCATAGCCGTCGAATTGGAGTAAACACCAAAATGAAAGACTTTTCAACACCCTGCATTACAACTTGCGACTATACTAACGACATAGTGGTTGCTGTAAGAATTAATTACGAAGATGAACCTGACTACAAGCCAATAAGAAACCTTGTCGGCTTTTCAAAGGACTTTGTAACTAGGAACGAAGTTAAATCAAGGCTTAGTATCGACTTACTAAACCAAATTGCCGAGAGGAATTGGATTGCCCACTACCATGAAGGACATTATTACACCGACATGGAAAATAGGCTCTTTATAGAGTCTTTTGGTGGATGCAAAGCTGATAGCTTTGAGTTAGAATTTGCTGAGATTTCATTTGACGGTTTGAAATGGAGAATTTCTAACGACGAAGGGCAGGAAATTGTCCTCGATGATTGGAGTACAAACCGACCATCTTTAAGATGGGTTAGTAATCCGATTGAGCATTAAAGCAACCAACAACTAAGGTTTTCTAGCTTTGAAACGTAAGTGAATC